AGATTATATCCATCTGTTGAAAAAATCCTTATTGAAGTGTTGGGTGATAAGTGGTATGAAAATGAAAATGAAGAAAACGCATTAAAAATAGCATTAGAATACAAAGTGTTTTATGAAGAAAAAAAAACGAAAACCATCAACAGTTATTAATGGAAAAACAAAAGAACAAAGACAAAATGCGACAGACGAACAGAAAAAAGAACATACACTTGCACAGTGGTTTTATCATATGAAAATAGCAAAACAAAAAAAAAGAAAAAGCAGATTATATCCATCTGTTGAAAAAATCCTTATTGAAGTGTTGGGTGATAAGTGGTATGAAAATGAAAATGAAGAAAACGCATTAAAAATCGCATTAGAATTCAAAGTGTTTTATGAAGAAAAAAAACGAAAACCATCAAAAGTTCTTAATGGAAAAACAAAAGAACAAAGACAAAATGCGACAGACGAACAGAAAAAAGAAAATACACTTGCACAGTGGTTTTGTAATATGAAAACAGCAAAAAACAAAAAGGGAAAAAGCAGGTTATATCAATCTGTTGAAAAAATCCTTAATGAAAAATTGGGTGATAAGTGGTTTGAAAAATAATATTAATAAATGTGTGATGTAGATGAATGCGTATAATTATTTTTATTTAATGTTTATAATGCGTAATACGTTATACATTATTTTCTAAAAATGTATAAATACATAAATGACTTTAGAATTAAAAAAATTTGATATGAGGCATATCAGTTTTAAACCAGACGAGAACAAAGGTCCAGTTGTTGTGTTGATTGGTCGGAGGGATACTGGTAAGAGTTATTTAGTTCGTGATTTATTATACAATCACCAAGACATTCCGATTGGAACCGTTATTTCCGGAACAGAAGCCGGAAACGGTTTTTATAGTTCGCATATTCCAAAATTATTTATTCACGACGAATACAATACCGCAATTATAGAAAATGTTCTTAAGCGACAAAGAACTGTATTGAAACAGGTAAAAAAGGAAATGGAACATTATAAACGTTCAACCATAGACCCGCGTGCATTTGTAATATTGGACGATTGTCTTTATGATAATACTTGGTCTAAAGATAAGATGATGCGTTTATTATTTATGAATGGTCGTCATTGGAAAGTTATGCTTATTATTACTATGCAATATCCACTTGGTATTCCTCCAAATTTGCGAACAAATATTGATTATGTTTTTATATTGAGAGAACCTTATATCGCAAATCGCAAACGCATTTGGGAAAATTACGCAGGTATGTTTCCCACATTTGAATCATTCGCACAAGTGATGGATCAATGTACTGAAAATTTTGAATGTCTTGTTATAAATAACAATTCAAAATCAAATAGACTTCAAGACCAGATATTTTGGTATAAAGCGGAACATTATGGTGATTTCAAATTGGGTTCAAAGGAATTTTGGGAAATGTCAAAGGATATTGATTCGGATGATGATGAAAAAACATATAATCCAAATGATGGCAAGAAACGTAGTGGTCCGAAAATTAATGTTAAAAAGAATAAATGGTAAGGGGTTTCACCCTTAGGAACCCCGAATAGTAAGGGGTATAGCATCCATTGGAAACCCCGAATAATAAGGGGTATAGCATCCCTTAGGAACCCTGAATAATAAGGGGTATAGCATCCCTTAGCACAATACGTATTATAATACAATAAATATCATTACAATAAATGAAATTTATTTTACATCATTCATACAATAAGACCGTCGGGCGCATTAGCATACCTCTTAACATAATCGGGGTTCCTAAGGGGTGCCCCTTACTTATTAGTCCAAATAACCGGTATTTGACAACTTTTGTTCGCTCAAGTTACGCTTAGAAATATCATCGTCAGAACCGGCATCAGTTGTTGTAGTGACGGATGTAGTGACAGAAGCAGAAGAGGTGCTAGTTACAGCAGAACCACCTTCAGAAGCAATCAATCTATCCAAGCCGTGTGTAGAGTTCTTGTAATCAACAACAACATTTTCATTGAAGAACAATTCGCGTCTAATATCAGCAACAGATACATTCTCGCCTAAATCATTCTCAAATGTATTTGTATCCTTAACACTAACCAAATTTCCGTCCTTATCCATAGTTTGTGTCAAAACGTTTCCAGTTTCTTCGGCCTTCTTTCTGTTTTCTTCCATAGCCTTTTCCTTAGCTTCTCTAACACGCTTCTCAAATTCGGTCTTGGCTTGTTTTTCGTTCTTAACCTTTTCATTCATCAATTGGTTCAATTCTTCTTCCAAATATTCAACGCGTCCAGTCTTGTATGCCTCTGGATGAAATGGCATCCAGATACCAACTTCACCGACATAGACATCGTGGTTTGGGTCAACTTCACGCAACATCTTACATCTCAATTCAGCTTCTTGTTGACTTGGGTAAGAACCACGAACCTTAAGACCTCTTACACTTGTTTGGAACTGGTGTTCTTCATTAAATGCTTTATCTAATTTTTCTTCATTCGCATCCATAAAGTTCTTGTATTCGTCTTCAATAGAAGTAGCGAATAATCTATTCTTTTCCTCTTGACAAAAGTCATTAAAATCCTTTGTCAAATCGTCAAAGTTCATATTGTATTTATATGCCAAAAAGCTTAAGAATTGATTATATTTTTCAAGAGACTTATTCATATCCCATTTATTTAGGAATTTATTGAAGTTATATAAGTTTCGTTCTTTAATAATATGTTCAGGAGAAAGAAATGAAATACAAACAAACTTTTGTCCGGCGACAGGCTTGTCTTCTTCCAAGACATCAACATATTTTGGATTTACAGAACCATCCTTATTTTTACGTAATTCAACACCTTTTGGCTTTTGAGATTGTTTAGATACGGATGATGACATTTTATTTATTATATTAATAATAGAGTATTGTATTTTTAAGTTTTAATCGCATTATATATATATTTATTTTATTTTTGTCTATTTTTTTATTTTACCTATTTTTATATTTTACCTATTTTTATATTTTATATTATAACAATATTTTCTAATCTAATTATTTTCTACACATTTAGTATAATGGCTGAAGGATTTCAAGTTGGAGAGCTTGTTAAAAGAGGTATTAAATATTTAGTGGAAGGTCTTATGGTTGCTATTGCAGCTTACGCCATCCCAAAGCGTTCTCTTAATTTAGACGAAGTCGCTTTGATTGCTTTGACTGCTGCCGCTACATTTAGCATTTTGGATACTTATATTCCAAGTATGGGTGTCTCTGCTAGAAGCGGTGCCGGTTTCGGTATCGGAGCTAACTTGGTCGGATTTCCAAGAGTGATGTAAAATACATAATATACACACATTAGTATTTAAACACATATAACCTTATTCATTATATTTGTATAAACATAGAATGAATAGAAAACTTTTATATTATTTTGGTTCAACCTTTGCGTATGGTTTTTACAGAGGTTTAACCTTTACACATAGATTATGTAAGGAAGAAGATGAGATTATTCTTTTATCAGATAGAATTATAAATGGTTTTATGGTTGGAATATGTTATGCTACTCCACCGCTTCAACCGATATATTTATCAAACCTAATGAATCGCATAGAACTAAAAATAAGAAATAAAGAGAATGAAAAAGAAAGGTCTTACTATAGAAATAATTATAAAGACTTGAGTACCTATAATTATAGAACAATATAAATAGTTACTGAGTCATATCACGTCCGTCTAGATTTCGCACGAACATTTTTAACTCCGGCGGTTCCACCTGGAGCTAAACTATGTGGTTTATAAAAAACGAGTGAATTGTTGGTATATGTAGATTTTCCCATTGTTTGAGCCGAAGAAGCAGGTATAGATGGTGGTATTTCCCATATAGGATAAACCCAATATGTATAATCCATATTATAAGGTGTATTTGGAGGAACGATATCGCCGACTTTATATAACGCATTCCCATCATCTATGTAAAATACGTACCAACCTTTCAATTCATATGGAGGCGCAACAACAAATTCGCTTGGAAGCTGACTTGAATTAATGAATTTAGTATTGTCTGGAGGCATAAAATAAGGTTTTGAATAATCTGGAGGATTATAAAGCATATATAATATAGTTGGGCCTGCGCCGACACTTAAACCTTTTTCGCTAATAGGACCAATCATTAAACGCATACTATTTGGGTCAGTATCAATTGTTTCGTGTTCTAATCCGTGTTTAAAACGATAACCATAACCTTTTTTTATTGGGAATATTTTTCCGTCAATTATTAATCTACCATTATAATCAGTCGTTAGGTAAATTAAATTTGTATATTCAAATGAGTCTTGTCCTTTATCTACATGGTTATCAATATCGCCTTTTATCCACATCATACTTAATTCATTGCCACTAATATCAATGTTGTATGATTTTAATTTACTTTTAATATCTTCTCCTATAGCAATTTTAAATTTAATACTTTTATCGTTATTATAAATAGCCTCCATTTTATATGATTGAACCAAATCATCATTTACAAACATATTCAATTCATTTTCGGTGAATATATCATTAAATATAGTAATATCATCAGAAGTAATGTTGATACTATCATAAAAATCCATTATATTGTATATTGTATATTGCATATAAAATATAAATTCTAGAAAATACACATATTATAAAGTGGGAATAAACTCCCAATCAAGGTCTTTACAAATATTCTTCCAAATTTCATCCTGTTCTATTCGTTTCTCTCTATCTTTCAACATTGGAAAGAATGGTAAAAAAGTCTTTTGGTCTAAAAGTTCGCACAATTTATAAACGGTATAATAATAATTCAAAAAATTCACTCTATCTTCGGGACAATATTTTGCGTAAGGGCCTTGTATATCAATAAACATATTACACAATCTCTCTTCTAATTGAGGTGTCATAATAGGTGGTTTAATGCCGAGTTTATCTTTAATGAAAGGAATATGTTCGTAGTATTTATTGTAACCGAGTTTTTTCAATATATCTTTTGCTTTTTTATTTGTAATTTGTGATAATTTAATTCTTTCTTTTTTGATTTGCTGTTTAATATTTTCCATAACTTCATCGGGTATTTGTGTTGTTTCCTTTGCCTGAAATTGTGCCAAAATCTCTCTAAAATGGTTAATGCGTTTATAAACATAAAAACACACTTCTTTTGGAGGTTCCTTATAAACGGGTTTATCATTGTCTACCAAATATTTTGTATTGTAAGAACAGGAATTACATACGATTAGTCCTTCGTGTTCTACAGGTATTAATTCACCCTTCTCACACATTTTACACACATCTGTTTGAAATACAAAATTATTCATATCCAAAAACGTTTCATCCACATTTGACAAATATTTTTGGATGTTTGTTCTCTCTTTCAAATCAACTTCAGATGATGACGCATCTCTTTTCAAATTGAAAAAGTCATTCAAAAGTGTTGTTTTACTATTGCCTTCTGAAATCTTCTTTTTATTTTCAAAATAATCAAATACATATTTTGAATTATCAAGAAAATAATTTTTTTCGTCTTGTTTTAATTTTTTTATTTGTTTTTGTATATCATTTATACGGTCTTCAATATCTAATCTCTCTTCAATTGTAATATCCGGCTTATTTAATTTTTCCATAAATTCCTTTTTTTCCTTTTTAAGTGAAGGTATAACTACACTCGCAGTGTTGCGAAAACCATCAACAATTTCTTTATGCTTACCATCAAGTGTTATATTTGAATTTTTTTGAATAATAATCTGTTTTGTATTTTTTGGTTTAAACGTCGGCATATTTAGTATAATTAACGCATTTTTTGTTTAATTCGTTATTCAATTTCATATTATATTGTATTTTTATTTTTTCACAATGTATATTGTAGTGTATTGTATTGTATTGTATTGTGTTATATTCAAATTATATGTTTCTCTCAACAAGATAATAGAAATGGATTATAATGATGATGATGAAAATACAATTTGTATAAATAGACCACAAACATATGAAATTGATTATATTACTTTACAAAAAATGACATTTTTATACAACGCAATTGAATCTGGATGGGAAGTTAAGCGAAAAGAAAATACTTACGTATTTACAAAAAAACATCAAGGTAAGAAAGAAATATATAACGATTCATATTTAAAAAGCTTTATTCAGGCGAATTTGAATGTAAAAAATATTAGTTAAGTAATAATTTAGTCGTTTTTTTAACGATGTAAATTATTTATTTGTGTTTTTTTCCAAAATTATTTTCTTTAGCAATAGTATAACAATGGGAGGTGGATTAATGCAACTTGTCGCTTATGGTGCCCAAGATGTTTATCTTACGGGTAACCCTCAAATTACTTTCTGGAAGGTGACTTACCGTCGTCACACCAACTTTTCAATGGAATCCATTGAACAGACCTTTAACGGACAAGCCGATTTCGGTCGCCGTGTTACCTGCACTATCAGCAGAAACGGTGATTTGGCTTACAGAGTTTACCTCCAAGCAACTCTTCCTGAAATCAACCAATCCATGAAGGGTTCATCCGGAGCTGTCTTTGCTCGTTGGTTGGACTTTCCTGGAGAACAGATGATTTCTCAGGTTGAAGTTGAAATCGGAGGTCAAAGAATTGACCGTCAATATGGTGACTGGATGCACATCTGGAACCAATTGACCTTGTCAAAGGAACAAGAACGTGGTTATTTCAAGATGGTTGGTAACACCACCCAATTGACTTACATCACCGACCCTTCCTTCGCTGATGTTGATGGACCTTGCGGCGGTGCTTCTAACGCTCCTCGTCAAGTGTGCGCTCCTAGAAACGCCCTTCCTGAAACCACCCTCTACATTCCATTCCAATTCTGGTTCTGCAGAAATCCTGGATTGGCTCTTCCTTTGATTGCCCTTCAATACCACGAAGTCAAGATCAACTTGGATTTGAGACCAATTGATGAATGCTTGTGGGCTGTTAGCTCTTTGAGCGCTTCATCTGGATCCGTCAAGGTTTCCACTCCTTACAACCAATCTTTGGTTGCTGCTTCCCTCTACGTTGACTACCTCTTCTTGGATACCGATGAACGCAGACGTATGGCTCAAAACCCACACGAATACTTGATCGAACAACTCCAATTCACTGGTGATGAATCTGTTGGTTCTTCTTCCAACAAGATCAAGTTGAACTTCAACCACCCATGCAAGGAACTCGTCTTCGTCGTCCAACCTGATGCCAACGTTGACTATTGCTCTTCATTGGATGCTGCCAGTCTCCTCTACAAGACTTTGGGTGCTCAGCCATTCAACTACACTGATGCTATTGATGCTCTTCCTAACGCTATCCACTCATTCGGCGGACCTAACGATGTTGCTGCTACCACCAACGCTTTCATCTCCCAATCTGGTCTCTTCCAATCTGCCGGTGCTGTTGATTTGACTACCGCTGGTGCCTCCTTCTGGGCTGACACCGTTGCTGGAGGTCAATTGGGCTTCGGTGCCAGTGGAACTTTGAACTCTGGTGTCTCCGATGCTGGTACTTTCGTCCTTGCCGAATCCGCTTTGGATATGCACTGCTGGGGACAAAACCCAGTCGTTACTGCCAAGTTGCAGCTTAACGGCCAAGACAGATTCTCTGAACGTGAAGGTACCTACTTTGACCTCGTTCAACCTTATCAACACCACACTAGAGCTCCTGATACCGGTATTAACGTGTATTCATTTGCTCTTCGTCCTGAAGACCACCAACCCAGTGGAACATGCAACTTCTCCAGAATTGATAACGCCACTTTACAATTGGTCCTCTCCAACGCTACCGTTCAGGGAACCAACACTGCTAAGGTCCGTGTCTATGCCACTAACTACAACGTGTTGAGAGTTATGTCAGGTATGGGCGGTTTAGCTTATAGCAACTAAGGTTTGGGTAAATAAAACATATATATTTATTTACATTAATAAATGTTTAAAATGACTTAAATACAATCATATTATATAATGTATAATATGAATAAAATTGAATCATATCAAAGCCTTTCATCCACAACAGCAAACGAAACCGCAATGAAGCCAGAATACTTAACTAATGAAGAACTTATGTGCGGTGAGATTAAATACAATAACCGAACTTATCTTGTTGATTTTAGTACTAAGGATAAATTAATTAATTTAAAAAATAAGTTTGTTTTTGTAAATGAAAATGACATTTATCCTTCTTATATGTCAAATTATAAAAGAATAAACTATCTTACTTTTATATATAATTATAATTCAGAATCTGTATATTGTGTATTCAAAAATGGAAATCAATATGATTTGCGAAGAAAAAATGTAGAATTATATCATCACTACCACAAACAAATGATTGAAAATAAAAAATATGAAGTAATTGAATACATAGAGGGACATTATAGTTATACAGGACAGGATGCGAATATTATGAAAAATCCAATTTGGAGAGTAAAAGAAAATGGAAAAGAAATTTTACTGATGTATTGCGAAAAAGATACAATTTGTAAACTGTGTGATAAAAGTTATAAAGCGATAAAAGAGTATGAAAAAAATAATAACAATGGAAAACCTGTTACATTTTATAAACATATGAGTGGATATATTTTATGCACTTCTCAATTATTATATATACACCAAATCATTACTGGATGCTATGGAAATGGTAAAGGAACTAAAAATATTAGCGTAGACCATATAGATAAAGACCCATTAAATAACACATTTGATAATTTGCGTATTGCTACGAGAGAAATTCAAGAACAGAATAGTAAAGGAATAATGCCCGGAACGAAAAGAGAAAGAAAAAACAACGCAAAAGACTTACCCGAAGGTATAGAACAACATATGATGAAAAAGTATGTGGTTTATTATCACGAATGGTTAGATAAAGAACATACAAAGCCTAGAGAATATTTTAAAATAGAAAATCACCCAAAATTGGAAAAAAATTGGGTAGGCACAAAATCAGGTAAGGTTTCCATTATGGAAAAATTAAATCAAGCAAATAAAGTTGTGGATGATTTAGAAAAAGATGTTTATCCTGATGATAATAAAGTTGTATTGCCAAAGTATGTTTCATTAGTTGTAGCAAGAGAGAAACCACATTTAGTGTTTGAAAAAAGAATGAATGATAAACGTATGGGGTTGAAAATGGTATTACCAGAAGAATATGATTTACAAGAACAATTAGTCATTCTAAACGAAAAAATCAAGGAAAAATACGAAGGTCAAAGTGTGTTGTAGATTAGTAAAATAATTCAATAATTTCTACTGTTTTTACGACTTGATTATAAATCCAGTATTGTATTTGTTGTTTCAACACTTCAATTCGTTCTTCCCATTCTTTTTCTTTTGTTTTCATAATCTGAAGAACACCTAACTTATTCATTTTCCAACAAGATTTTACGACGATACCATCTTTATTTGTATAAGCATCCGGATTAAATCGAATAAATACAATTGGTCTATGTTGTAAATCTTGCGATATCTGCATTAAACGTTTATTTTCACAACTACAATCGTATGTGTCGTGTTTATTTTCATCTACTTCAACAATAATGATATGAGAACCCATATCTAACAATAAATCAGGACGTCTTGCTGAACAACCATCTTCAACTTTTTTATCAGCAACCCAATCAAAATTTGGAAATGTTTGCTTTATCCTATCAACTACATCTTTTTCTTTTGTTTTGTAGTTTCTTGATACTTCTATTTCAGGATGAACTTGGATACAACAAGGCAAACAATAACCGTTGTATTTTTTATGTCCGTGTGTTTCACAATTTGATGTTTTACATAATGCTGAACCTCCACATTTTTTACAGTATGGTTTTCGTTTATTGTGTTCGCATATTGAATTACCACCGCAAGTTTTACACTTTGATTTCTCTTTGTTGTGTTCACATATTGAAGCACCACCACACGTTTTACACTTTGATTTTTCTTTGTTATGTTCACAAATAGAAGAACCACCACAATATTTACAAATTGATTTTCTTTTATTGTGTTCACAAATTTGCGAACCCTTACAATATTTACATTGTCTTTTTACTCGGTTGTGTTCACATATTGAAACACCACAACAAGGTTTACATTCTGATTTAATTCTGTTGTGTTCGCATATTGAACCACCACCACATGTTTTACATTTTGATTTTTGTCTGTTGTGTTCGCATTTTTTATAAGGCATATTAATTTATATATATTGTAATTGTAATACATATAAATTTTATATTCAATTTTTACAACATCACAAAATCATCATCATCAAATGTCAATCTATATTTTTTGATTTTTTGTTTTTCATTGTAATCATCGTTTTCAAAATACGCCAATATATTATCTATTATTCTCATAAAATATAAAGAAAAACTTTTAGTCATAAAATCATTTTTATACATCATTTTATATAATATATCAATCGTGTATATATTATACAAATATTATATTTTGTTGTAACTGCACTGCACACTTATATGTAATCACAAATAATTGGTTTCATTTCATCCTTTTCATTCTTCACTAATTGAAATGGTTTCCCACATCCGTATATCAAACCTTTTTGAAACAAGTGGTCGCAAATCCGTTTTTCAAGATGAGGCGGCATTTGAACTCCATTTGATTTTAGAACTCCGTGTCTAAATATAGCACAATTGATTTCATTTTTCATTATAATAATGGTTTGAAAACAATGCGGACACTCTACTTGTAAGAAATCATCATTACCCATATTATATAGAAAATATTATATATTCATAAGCGAACCGCTAATAAGTCCAATAGCACCACCAATTAAAAAAGAATTACGGAACCCTTCAATTGTGAAAAAGAATGTATCAAACTCATTTACATATTTATGTTTTCGTGTTGAATAATACGTATATAAAAATCCACTTAACCACGCAGAAGTAACTGTAATACCAATAACAGCTGCTGATTTTCTAATATTGCTTGACATTTATTGTGGCAATCACTAAAGCGAGTGAATGAATATATAATATACAAAAATTTATATTTAAGTTTATTTATTATTATGTGTTTTACGATTCTTATATGTTTTACGGGTCTTATATGTTTTACGTGTCTTATATGTTTTACGTGTCTTATATGTTTTACGATTCTTATGTGTTTTTCTTTTGTGTGTTACTCTTCGGTGTGTTTTACGATTACCTCCATTCGTAACAATCGCTGACATCATTTTTCTTATACATTCATCTTCATCGTCATCGCATTTTTCACAATGGTCGTAATCAATCATAACAATTTGTCCTGTCTTTTTATTTTTATAAAAGTGTAATCGCGGGTCTATTGTATTTACGATTCCAACTTTTTCTATTAATTTTTTCACAAATAGAG